ATATTTTTTTTTCCAGTATTCCGCAGCGGATTTGCACTGATCAAAATTGGTCTGCATGATGTCCTTTTCAACAGCGTGAGCGAGTTTTACCGCCCGCAGTTCTTTGTCTTTATCGTCCAACTGCTTACAGAGGACCTCGATCTTCGATTCCATGATTGCTATTTGGTTCATGCGTTCACCGCCTTATTTTTTGTTCGCCCATACAGTTCATATCCCTCACCCTGTTCTTTCTTTGACCTGTTCACTTTGCACTTTTGACACGCCTGACGCCAATATCTGATATGTTTTGGCTGTGGCGTTGCCTCAACCGTCCAGTGGACAACCTCACAATAAGGGCATTTATTAAAAACTACAAAGCCTTTGCCTTTCATTCGGTGCTTGGTCGGCGTAAAGTTGTCACTTGCTGGCATGGGTGATAGCCCCTTGACCTTTTATCTTGCTGGTTGTGGCTTGTTGTATAGCTCCACGGGAAATTCGGGCATTTTTAAAGCGCTCACGGACGGCGTTTTTCTGTTCCTCGGACACTATCCGCGCTTTTCGCTTATTTTTGTTGTAGGTCATAAACGGGTAAAGGGCGCACAGTTTCATTTCACAGTCCCGCCTCCCGTCCACAAAAAAGCACATGCAATCATAGCACTTGGCCGCGATTGCCTGCCGCGCCGTCAATCGTTCGTCATACAGGTGCGCCAGCAGTTCCTTTTTACCCTTAGCCAGCGCACCGTTTTCAACCGTTTCAATCCGTTGTTGCAGTTTGCTCGTCATGCCGCCCTCTGCACCTTTCTCCGCCAATAGCGGGTTATTTTCTCGTATTGCGCCTTGATGTCGGCGGGGATGTCGTAGGATTTCTTTTCAAGATATTTGCCCGTAACAAACCAATCCCCGGCAAGTATCTTTTCGCGCCCCTCGACAATCTGCTTCACCTGCTCGTCAATTTCGTCATACTCTTTGACCACCGGCTTTAGTTCTTCCAGGCGGTCAAGCATTGTCGCCAGCTCGCCGGTATCTATTTCGACTTCCTTGCCGATGTGGTCCTTCAGGCAGATATGGGTGAACGGGCAGCGGTCACACCACATATCTTCGTTGATCGGATCGGGGAGCGTCCCCGCGGCGACGTGCTTATTGATTTCCTCGGCTCGTTTAAGCGTTTCCTCTCCCATTTCATAATCAATATCCATCCAGACTTCTTTCATCTGCCCGGATACTTTATCTTTGAATAAGAACACGCCGCGCTCTTTCCCGGCCATGAGCATGTAAAGGTTAAGCTGCACCGGATATTTGCGGAGGTAGGCGTATTTGCCTTTTTTGAGATCATCAATCGTGTTGATTGCCTTAAATACAAACGGGGAGCATGACTTGATTTCCAGTGGCGCCGTTTCCCGGTCGTTTACAAATATGTCGCCGTCAATGTGTCCGGTTATTTGATATTCCTTCCATTGAAAAGACCGCTGCTGTTCGATGACCTTGATCCCGGCTTCTGCCAGTTCCTTTAAAACGATTTCCTCAATCGCATTTCCCATATCGAAAATGAATTGAAGGCCAACATCGTGCAATGACTTTTCTTCCCAGCGCGTCCGGTTTAAAACGTGGTAACGAACGCAGGGGATCCCCAAGTCAGAGGCCCGGTTGCTGTTGACCGGGTATCCCTTGATTTTGCTTTTTTTTGTCTCGATGATTTTTTCAACGATCATGGCTTCACCCCTCCGCGCCCGGATCGCGCTCCGGCGCTTCAATCTTTTTCAGGGATTCAATGTTCTTCCCCCACTGGTTTTCGGTATAGGTAATTTCGACCTTCAACCCGGCTTCTTTGGCTTCTTTGGCGACGGTAGCAAAAGACTTGCTGAATGTGTCGTATGTAGCGTTTCCGTTTTTGATGATATACTTTTCGCCCTGGCTGCCGTCTTTCTTCTTGAACAAGGCCATGCGGACATCGGAAACATCGACGGTGACGGTTTGAGCACCCTCGGATTTAATGCCGTCTTTTTGTTTTCCTGATTTCTTGTAATCGACGCGCCCGATCATGTCCGGGGTGATCCCGGCGAACTCCTGAAGATCATCATAGGTCATGTTTCTGATCCCCAATAGGCGCGTAATGCCGTTGCCGATAAGATTGGTATAGGCCGACTTTTTAACGTCGCCACGGTCGATTTCCGAAGCCGGAAGTTCGGTTTTGTCGCCGTTTGAATATGAGTATTTCTTGAAAAAGCCGTCCTTGCTGCTGCGGGTGCCTATGGCCTCAATGGTTGCCCCGGCAAGAGAAAAATAGCCTTTGTAGGTAAAAGAAAAATGCCCGTCCTCTGACTTGTCTTCAATCGGTTCGCTGATCCGCCAAGAGATTCCGAACATCCGGGCGATCTTCTCCGCGCCCGAAACCTGCAAATACGGCTTCCCGCCCTGATCGGTCCAATCGTGTTTGTTGGTCAATTTGATTGCGACACGCTTAATTTTATTCATCGCGTCAATTCTCTTTTCGGCCTGCTCCGCAATGCTGATTAGCGTTTCATCGAGGATCGGGGTCGATACCTCATTCACTTCGTTGTCAACGACTGCCACTTCTCCACTCATAATAATGCCTCCTCTTTATTGTTTGCCCCGCCGCCGCGCCCTATACGATCTTTAGCGGCCTACATACCGCGTCAGCCGGTTATCCAATCTTCATGCGCGAGCGGGCAGGGTTGATTTCTTTTTCTGATACCCGTAACACCAGTCACCGTCGTTCGGACGCTTGCCGGTGTCGCGGTAAACAGCGCATGTTGATGTGTTGTGCTTCTTGCATGACAGACAATTTCCATTGATTTTCTTCATGCCTTCTTCCTTTTGCCTGGATTCTTGTGGACTGAATACCCGTCAACGTATTTAATCAGCCACCTTGCGATTCTCAAAATTATCTGCTGCATGTCTTCCTTCCTTTCCTTTGGAGGGGGTCATACACTGTCCCCCCTCCGCCAGAATCATACAACACGTCGGCCTTTGGTGTCCGGTGCCGTACCGGGAATAGACTTCTTGTATTCGTTGCCTTCCTGTTCGCCGTCATCAAGGGTTTTCTCTTTTTGCCGCGCCTCAATGTCGTAGCACTCCAGGTCCTTTTGCCGTGCGTATTCTGTGTTTAGATAACTACAGTCGTGCGGATAGAGTTCCACTATGTCGCCCTCCTTTGCAGCCGATATTCCCATTGATTCCCGCGCCGCAGAGTCTGTCCTTCAAGCCGGGCGCAGTCGTCGGCGTTCACCGGGCCTTCGTAACGGGCTGTTTTGAGATAGTCTTCGATGGAGAGCTGGTTCATCTCCGCACCATAAAAATCTTGCCGCTCTTGAATTCCGTACAGCTCCACACACCGGGCCTGATCTCCCGCAGCACGCAGTCATCGGCGGCTTTCTGCCGCAGCACCATGAGAATGTATTCCTCGTCGGACTTGCTCATGATGTCCTGGCGAACCTTCGTCATCTGTGACCAATAGAGCCCGCAGAAGACAAGGGCCAGGGTGATAACGATGATCGTTGAAATCTTAACGAAGCGTTCCATGTTGCCTCCTGGTGGGCGATCTGCGGCTTAGTTGACTACCAATCGCAGCCTTGAAGCATCCGATGTTACCGTTCGCCCGTGTTCTGTGTTTGCCCTTGCGACCGGGGTCGTGTTCTCCCTACTGTTCAGATCTGTCGTCGTTGACCTGACGTCCCTTGTGGCTTCGTGCGGTTTAACGGGTGCGTTTGCGTTATGACCGCTTATCGGTCGCCCAAACCTGAAGCCGGGAGCTTCGGGGTGTTGCTATGTTTTCTTGACGCCTATTTTACTACTTTTTTTTTTAATGTCAAGTCTTTTTTACAATAAAAATTATTTGACTTTGTTTTTTTCCTGTGTTATTATGTAGCCATGAAACTTAAATCTTACCTGAGAATATACGGCATTCCCGTAGCTAAAATGGCAGAAATGCTTGGAATGTCAAGGCAAACAGTCTATAACATAATTCACAAAAGATTTTCGCCTCAATTAGAAACTATTAAAAAAATCGAAGAGGCCACAGGTAAAAAAGTGGCCTTTAAGGATTTTATTTAAAAGTGGGAGAAAAATGATTATCCTCGACAAAGAATTTCAGGCTTTAATCCCGCCATTGTCTGCGGAAGAAAAGGCACAATTGGAAGAAAACATCGTGGCGGAAGGCTGCCGCGATGCCTTAATTACGTGGCAGGGGATTTTATTAGACGGGCACAACCGTTATGAGATTTGTGAACGTCTCGACATCCCATATCGGACAATAAGCATTGATCTGCCGGACAGGGATGCCGCCGCTGATTGGATTGACAAAAACCAGTTAGGCCGCCGGAACCTCACGCCGGATCAGATGAGTCTGTTAAGAGGCAGACGGTATAACAGGGCAAAGAAGGCACCGCACAGGCCAGAGAAAGGGGATCAAAATGACCCCCTTAATCCGCAAAAGACCGCCGACCGCCTAGCCAAAGAACACGGCGTTTCACCGGCCACAATCAAGCGCGACGGCAAGATTGCGGCTTTCATGGATGAACACCCGGAAGAAGCAAATGCGGTTATACGGGGCGAAAAGAAACTCAAAGATGTAAAGAAAAAAATCAAAAAAAGAACAGAAGAAAAGAAGTTTAACGCCTCTGGTGAAGGGACGGCTACTCTTTACCCCGTAGATTGTATGCAGTTTATATATAAATCCGATACTCAATATGACCTGCTTATAACAGACCCGCCATATATGACCGATGTTGACGATATTGAGAGCTTTGTAAACCTGTGGCTCATTGAGGTATTAAAAAAAGTAAAAGACACTGGCAGGGCTTATGTTTTTATCGGCGCGTATCCGCAAGAGTTAAATGCCTATCTGTCAAAGTGGTATCAAAACAAACTTGAACACCTAACCTTAGAAAACATATTAGTTTGGACATATAAAAACACCATCGGGCCAAGCCCAAAAGACAAATATAAACTCAACTGGCAAGCAGTTCTTTACTTCAAGGGCTTAAACGCTCCAGCACTTAACACAGACTCCCTAATAGAAAAATTCACCGTCCATGAAATCAACGCCCCGGATGGGCGACTGGGTGACAGGTATCACACTTGGCAAAAGCCCTATGAGATAGCCGAATTATTTATAAGACACAGCACGCAAGAAGGCGCTGCCGTCTTTGATCCGTTTTCGGGGACTGGGACTTTTTTGTTGGCGGCAAAAAGGTTGAACAGACAAGCAGTGGGCTGTGAGTTATCAGCGGACATGATCGCAATCGCACAGGAGAGGGGCGTAAATGTGGTGTAACGATATGCACAAAAGCTCTAATGCTTTTAAAGAGATTGTTTGGCCCTGTATTGCAGATCATTTGGGTAATGGCGCATTAATTCCGGTTGAAGATGTGACAGAGGATACTATGAGAAAATCACTAGACCAACTTGCCGGGATAGATGCGTGGCACATACACAACAAATACGGAATACGGGGCATTGGAAGCCGTATTCAGGTTGGTAAGAATTGGCGCACATTTACCGTCCGATATAAAAGAGACAGTGGCGCGGAGACAGAATATGAAAAACGAAAACGGGCGATAAATAGCGAACACGGATGGATATATCCCCACCTGACAGTGCAGGCGTATTTAGAAACGTGGCAAGGGCCTTTGGTTGGCGTTTGTATAGCCAAAACAAAGGATATTATAGAGTATGTTTCTAATGGCTGTTGTGAATTTAATCGAACAAATAACGCCTCTTTTGCTGTTGTTAGTTGGGACGGCTTAAAACAGTGCGGATGTGAAATAATAGAAATTGAACAGAAAAACACGGGGGCAGCATGAAACGATGGAGCGCATTATCACGACTGGCAACGATTATCGGCCTGACCCTGGTTCTGTGGGTTTGGGCGTTTCTTGCCATTTACGGCGCCGTCCGGCTGGCCGAAAGGTTTGGGTTGTGCTGAAAGAAAAGGACATAACGCATCAGATCAGGAACGTCCTCAAGACATTCGGGATATTTCATTATAAAAACCACGGCGGACTCGGATCAGCGCCGGGGCTGCCGGATATTACGGGATGCTTAAAGGACGGGCGGGGATTCTGGATTGAAGTGAAAACAGACAAAGGGAGGCTTTCACCGCACCAAGAGCGCTTCATTCAGAATATCAACGACGCTGGCGGGCTGGCGTTCGTTGCCCGTTCGGTCGATGATGTGATTGAAAAGCTCGACCTTAAAAAGAGGATGTTGTTTTGATATCCGCACCACTTACAATCAAACCCTGCCGTGACTGCGGCAAGCCGATGGAATGCACACCAAAAAGGGAAGTCTGCTCTGTCTGCCGGCGGGA